ATGGTACGCAATATACTGAATGAACTGACTGCCCGCGGAGTGCGACATCTGATTGTCTCCGCACTGTTTTTCGTAATTTATGCCCTCTGTGGCACGGCGATAATGCTCACTGTCTTGTTTCTTATCGACCGTCATATACAGGGAGAAAGCATCTCTTTAATTTCGGCAGCGTGGATACTCGGTGGCCTATTAGTTTTGAAAACCATATTCAATGCCATAGCCGATATGAGCAAACACTTTGCCGGCTTCGATCTCGTGGAGCGCATCCGTGAGAAGATCATCTTGAAGCTGAAAATGTTCTCGCTCGGTTTCTATACCAATGAACGGCTGGGCGAGATAAGCACTGTCATTCACAAAGACGTGGACAATATGGAGATGGTTGTGGGGCATCTTTGGACGCGAATGTCCGCCGATTTCATCGTGGCGCTGATACTCGGCATCGGGCTGTTCTATGTGGACTGGCACATGGGGTTGGCGATGATAGCCATCCTTCCTGTCGCCCTCTTCTCCTTGTATCGGGGCATCCGTTCGGGAATGAAAGCGCAACAGGAGGCACAAGACAGTCTGGCGGATATGGTCAGCCTCTTCGTGGAATACGTTAAGGGCATACCTGTACTGAAGGTCTTCGGAGGAAAAGGAATGTTTCGTGACAGACTCGACCACTCTGTTAGTGAATTTGGAGAAAGCAGTAAGAATACTTCTCGTTTGGCAGCTGTGAGTGTGGGTAGATACACCTTTCTGATAGAATTGGCTTTCGCTCTGATGGCAACGCTCGGTCTTTGGTGGACTTGGCATGGTGAAACTTCCCTTTTTGTTTATCTGATGTTCATCATCGCATCCAAGGAGTTCTACAAACCTTTTGTCAATATGGAGAGCCACTGGCTGAACTACATCAAGGTAAAGGACAGTTACGGACGCATTTCTCGTTTGTTGGACGCTCCTGTTATCGTCAATCCCGACCAACCTAAAACGGCGGAACATTTCGACCTCTCGTTTGATGGTGTCGGTTTCCACTATGAAAAAGAGGGCTTTGAGATGAAAGACCTCACGTTCAACGTACCCGAACGGACGGTAACGGCACTTGTCGGCTCGTCAGGCTCCGGCAAGACCACCATTACCAATCTGTTGCTCCGCTTTTGGGAACCGCAGGCGGGCTGTATCCGTATCGGCGGCGTGGACATTCGGGAGATGGATTACGATGACCTGCTCGGCAAAATAAGTGTGGTGATGCAGAACGTCATCCTCTTTTCCGACACCATTGCCAACAATATCAAGGTGGGCAACCGCAATGCCACGCAGGCGGAAATCGAGGAAGCCGCACGTCGAGCGATGATACACGACTTCATCGTCAGTCTGCCCGATGGTTATGAAACGATAATCGGAGAGAACGGCTTGGGACTGTCTGGCGGACAGAAGCAACGCCTCTCCATCGCCCGTGCCTTCCTCAAGGATGCTCCCATCCTCCTTTTGGACGAGATAACGAGCAATGTTGACCCCATCAATGAATACAAAATACAGCAAGCAATGTCTGTTCTTATCCGAAACCGCACGGTCTTGGTCATTGCCCACCACCTGCAAACTATCCGCAATGCCCATCAGATCATCGTGATGGAGAAAGGACAACTTATGGAGAAAGGCACGCACGCCGAACTCAAAGCAAAAGATGGAATATACCGCAAGCTGCTGGCGATACAGTAAGCTCGTAACAAGAACAGGCAGTAAGATTCTTCTTGCTGCCTGTTCTTGTTCAAACGAATAGTCTTTAGTTTACTCTCCAAACCACCTAAGCTTTTTCTTGATTACTCCTAAGCTTTCACTCAAAAGCTTAGGAGCTTTTATCCCCTCCCTCTCTCTTTTCATAGTAATTCAATATTCATTGTTCTTTCTTCTTTCGATTAACTTATCCATATCCTCTGCAATCTTCTTCTCTGAAATCTTCGCATAGGTCTGCGTGCTGGTGATGGAGGCATGTCCCATCATCTTGGCAATGCTCTCCGTACAAATCCCCTCGGAAATCAAGAACGATCCGAAACTGTGCCGGGCTTGATGGTAGGACAGATTCTCTTTGCGTCCGATAATGACGCCCAGTTCGTGTATCTCAACCCACATCATGTCTCTGCTTGGCAAAGGGAAGACCGGCTGCGTGTCATCGGTCGTATTGTACAAATCAAGTATCTGCTCCGCTATCGGATGCAGAGGGATAAATGACTCCACTTTCGTCTTCTTACGGTTGATGCGAATGTATCTTCTATCGTCGGCAGTCCGCCCGATATGGTGTGGATACAACAGTTGGGTATCGACATAGGCAAGTCCCGTAAAACAGGAGAAGATAAAAGCCCTGCGAGCCAATTCCTTCAATGGGTCATTGGCGGGCAGTTTCAGTTCTAGCAGTTGTTTGAGTTCCGCTTTGCTGATGTGCATTCGTTTGGAGGGCGGTTTCTTCTCATACTCCAACTCTTCCAAAGGATTGGCACGGATAATCTCATGGTCTACGGCAAGATATATCAGTCTGTTCAGCCAACAAAGGCAATGGTTGGTCTGCGATGCCCCGAAGTTCTTGTACCGCTTCAGGTAGACCTTATATTCCCGTCCGAATTCCTCGGTGATGTCCGAAAAGGCAATGTCCGCCTTGCCTTTCGAGTCCAAGAACTCACGGATATAGCTCTGGTAATACCGAGAACTCCTGTAGGTCGAAGTGGAGTCGATTTCCTTGGAACAGACGGCAAGGCATTCCCGTTCCCTTTCTCCCATTTGGAGCAGATGGGTAGGAATGACCGCCTGACCTGCTATCCTGTTTTTCAATAGTTCGGCACTGACCACACCCTGCTCTTTGAGCATTTCATCATAGAGCCGCTCCGCATGCTTTCGAAACTCTTTCAGGCGGTTGTTCGTCCGCACGTCCGCGGTCTCTGCTTTTTTTGCATTCCATTGTTTGGGATTGCAAGTAATACCCGTGGTTATCGTCGTGCTTTTCCCGTCGATGGAGATTCGGCAAAGTACGGAAGTTGTACCATCCACACGTACCTTGTTGCGATTGATATAGAGTAGTAAAGAAAATGTGCTACGCATAAATTCATTTATTATCTATGGGGTGTTATAATACAAGTTTCAAATCTTTTGTCACTTCGATATATTTGTCCATATCCTCGAAGAGTTTCTTGGGCGTGACCTTTGCATATACCTGTGTGGTCTGGAGGTTGGAGTGTCCCAGCATCTTGCAGATGGTCTCGATAGGAACGCCGGCTTCCAAGGTGATCAGTGATGCAAATGAATGTCTGCCGGCATGGTAGGTCAGGTCTTCCTTAATGCCCGCAAGAACCGCAAGGCTTTTCATCAGACGGCGTAGATTGGGATGGTACAGCATGGGAAAGAGTGTCGGACGAGCATCATCCCTGTACTTCTCTATCAGGTCAAGGGCTTCGGGCAGCAGCTTGACACAGGCACGAAGCTCGTTTTTCTTGCGGCGGTATTTGAGCCACAGACTGCCGCTGTCATCCGTAAACAGGTTATCCCGTGTAACGGAAACGGCGTCGGCATAAGCTGTTCCGGTATAGCAGGCAAAGAGGAAGAGGTCTCTTGCCAAGATGTGGGAGGCGCGATATTCGGGAATGACCAAGTCACGGATTCTCTCGAAGGATTCCCGGCTTAGGGCTTTCGGCGTTTTTTCCTTTGGTTGGGGAAGGCTGAAATGGGCGAAGAAGCATCTGTCGGCATGTCCCTCCTTGTAGGCTTTTCGGCATACTTTCTTGACGATAGCCAGATAGTGGCGACAGGTATCTACGGCAAGTCCTTTCTCGTCCAAAATGAAACTCTGGTAATCGTGGATAAACTGTTCCGTCATCTGACCGAAAGCAACGTCTTTGGTGCGAAACTCCTTTTCGATGAACTCGGCCAAGGTTCTCCGGGTGTAGAAATAGGCAGGGTAAGTCCCTTTTGCCCGGTCTATCCCAATACGCTTTCTCAGTTCCTCACAGACGATGTCCGTCATTCCCAACAGGGTCATCTGTGTTTCGAGGCTTCCCTGAAACAGGTTCTTGACGGCTTCCGCATCGAAGTCCGCATTTCTTCCCACAAGCGTGTCGAATGCCGTGTGGATGGAGAGCATCAGCTTGTCCAACTTCGCATTGGTCTCCACGGCTTCATGGCTCTTGCCTTTCAGACGGCTTTCACGAGGATTCCATAAATCGGGCGTACAGGAGATTTTGCAACTGAACTGCACCATCGAACGGTTGACGGTGATACGTCCCATGATGGGGGCTTTGCCCGACTTGTCGGGTCTGCTCTTTTTCAGGTAGAGCAACACCTTGAACTTCTCTATTTTCATACGCTTTAATTTTATGGGCAAAATTACCCGTTGTTAAAGCGTTCTTTGATAAGCAAAACATTGATAAACAGACAGAAAGAAACGAGATGAGAAAAAATCTTCCAATAATCGTTACCTCAGTTTGTTCGGGAAACAACAGGATAACGGTTTGGTAACTGAAAGGTCTCAATATCCCACACAGTTCTGCCTACCTCTATCTGTTGCAGAATATAGAAAAACGATTAATTCACAACCAGTTACCTTATTTATACCTATGTTCCTCTTACACTTGCTTATGCTTGTATTTACCATATGGCTCGCCACACCTTTGCCTCTCAGATGACCCTCTCCGAAGGGGTATCTATCGAGAGCGTGTCGAAGATGCTGGGGCATAGTCAAATCAAGACTACGCAAGTCTATGCCGAGACCTCGCCCGAACGTGTGTTTCGGGATGTAGAGCGTATCCTACCCGAGATTGCTCACTATCGTTTAATCAACTAAAAGCAAGACAATGAAAAGTACATTCTCAGTTTTATTCTTTATCGACCGTAGCAAGGCGAATGAGCAGGGGCTATGTCTTATCCGTTGTCGCATTTCCTGTAATGGCAAGACTGCTTCGTTCTCTACCAAGCAACAAACAGCTCCCGAAGATTGGAACGCTCAGAGAGCAAGAGTAAAAGCAAGCTCCCCCACGGCTCAAGGCATCAACAACGCACTGAATGCCGTAGAGCAAGGACTGAATGCACTCTATGAACGCATTCTCCGAGAAGAGCAATACATCACAGCCGAGTATCTCAAGGAGCAATTTCTTCGCAAGGAAAAGCCTCAGCTGTCCATCTTAGAGCTATATCAAATGGTCTGCGAGGCAAAGAGGGCTTATGAGGATAAATCTCTCAGTAAAGCCACCATAAGAGCCTTTCGGGATAGTTACAAGAGCTTTGCTCGCTTTTTGGATTCGAGGGGGCAAAGCGGATGTATGCCCCCCGAGGTGACCAAAGGGTTGATTGAGGATTATCGGCTCTATATGCTCCGAGACTTAGGCAATAAGGTAAGCTCTGTTGCCAACCGCCTCAGACACCTGCACCAAGTTATTCGCAGAGCTTTGATGGAGGGCGTCGTGAGAGAAGACCCTTTTGACCTCATCGACATAGATACCCCTGCTTACGAACGCAACTCGATCAGCGGTGATGAACTGCAAAAACTGTTGGTTTATCGTCCGCATCGCTCTGTGGATAATCATATCAGACTGATATTCCTCTTGGGCTGTTTCACTGGCTTGGCTTTCTCTGACCTCAAGAAATTGCGGATGGAGGACATCTATACCCTCAGTGATGGACGCAGATATATCTCGCTCTACCGCACCAAGACACAGAATTGTTGTATCGTGCCACTGCTACCCATTGCCGAGGAGATTCTTGCCTTTGTGGGGCAAGGACGCTCAGAAGGGCTATACTTCCGAGAGTTCCCTGTAAACAGCCACTTCAATCGCAAAATCCGTGAGCTACTCATCAAGGCTGGATGCTCGCCCCATACAGAGGCGAGTTCGCACACAGCACGGCATACCTTTGCCACAATCATCTGTTTGGAGAACGGCTTGCCGATTGAAACGGTGAGTAAGATGTTAGGGCATCGCTTTATCAGTACCACAGAGCTATATGCCAAGGTCAGCAAGCAGAAAATAGCCAAGGAGATGTTACCACTGATGGGTAGCGAGCAGACACAAACGCTTCGCAAGGCTCTGCGAGTTTCCCCACCACGCAAGCGAGCCACAGCCAGCGAAGCCGAGCCGTACACCGCCTAAGGTCGTCTTCATTTCGGGCAAAGGTACAAGGGCGGTCTGTTTGCCCAGCAAGGTCAAGTCCTGCGGAGGGAGGAAAGAATCTCCACCGCAGGACTTCTTGTATTCTGGCGGTCGTATTCCTTCCCTCCCACCTTGCTTGGCAAGACCGCCCTTTGTGGAGAAAAGCCCGAACGAATACGACATACTCAGGCTCTTTGGACGCAAGCAAGGCTTAAAACAGAGCATAATCTGTTTGCTCTTTTATAAGGCGAGCCTTAATAGGCTCAATTACCTCATTTCTGACCATAGGAACGAGCCGACTCCTCATCTCATTACCGCAAGTAAGCCCTTTCTTAGTCTGCTCCTTTGCCTGCCTTTTCCCTCGTTTTCCTTGCTCATCCTGAGGCTCTTGACACCTGCACGCTTAGCCCTAATTTTGCCTCCAAAAGAAAAGGCAAGCGAGAACATCTGCCCCGACTTGCCACCATATAGAAACGCAAATTAAAACCAACCGAAGCAATGAAAATTATCATCGTAGAGGGCAAAGCGTGGGAGCATCTCCGCTCCTCCTTTGCCGACTTCATCCACCGAGTGGAGCAACTCATCGGCAATCCCCCCGAAACAGAAGCGTGGCTCGACAACGAAGCCGTCTGCCGTAGGCTGAGCATCAGCAAGCGAACCTTGCAGACACTCAGAGATACGGGCAAAATCCCCTTCTCTATGGTCGGACATAAGTGCTACTACAAAGAGAGTGACATCACAGAAGCCTTGAACTCAAAAACTGAATGAACGCACTATGGCAGAGAATGAAATCATCACAAGTGAAAACCCTCAAATGAAGCTATTTACGCAGATGATGGAGGGCGTATTAGCCAAGCTGGAGCGTTATTGTGCCTCGGCTCGCCCGATGTTAGGCGGTGAGGTTTTCCTCACTGGCGAGGAGGTCTGCGAGCTACTCAAGCTCAGCACACGAACGCTCCAAGAGTACCGTAGCAACGGCACATTAGCCTATTACAAGATAGGAGGTAAGATACTATACAAACAGAGCGACATCCAAGCGATGCTCGAAAGGCATTATAACCCCATTCTAAGAGTCAGAAAGTAGGTTGAGACCGACTCAAGTCAGCATAGACTTAGGTCAGTTGGTCAGTTAGTCTATTTAGACCAACCACCAAAGTAACCTCTAAACTTAGCTTTGAAGTCGTATAATGACCTCTGAAATAACCTCTAAACTCAATCTTGAAATTATAGAACAAGCTATGAACTCAAGAACTATATGACCAACTGAATGCTGAGCCATCAGCGATTGAACCTACCTCTCTTTTGTGCATAGCAAGGTGTGTCTTTGTACCACAAATTGCCATTTGTCGCACAAAGACCCTTGCCCTAAAAGGGGTATCAACCACTCCAAAGTCGTGATTAAGAAACAATGAAACCAATGAAAAGAAAGAAAACAGACCAGCCAGACGGCAGATGTGCCACCTGCCCACGATGGGACAGATGGCACATCAGAATACCGAACCCCGAAGACCAGCAAAAGCTCATCAAGCTATACCGAAAGTCGGGAGCGAAAACCAAGAGCGAGTACGTTAGAGGACGGCTATTGAACTTGCCTTTTAAGGTCATCACAGAGGATAAATCATCAGAGCCGTACCTAGGAGAGCTGGGCAGCATCATCACCAGATTGAGAATCATCGGTGTGAGTTACAACGAAGCCATCAAGACACTCAATAGCTACCACACTGTTGCCACAGCCCAAAGAATGATACGCCAGATCGAAGTCTACTCCGAGGCAATCATTAAGCTACAGATGCAGGCGATACAACAGACAATGGCGTTTGATAATCGAGAGAAGAAATAAAGTGAATCATAATTTAGAGGCGATGGCAAAGCAACTTTACGATTATTGGTTTGTACAATTCGACTTTTCAGATGAGAATGGCAAGCCTTACAAGAGTAACGGAGGTAAGATGGTGTGGAATGGGAAATTGAAGCGTGAAATCCCTGCATCATGGGAAACAAAGCTGGTAGATGATATTGCAGAAGTCTTCAATGGTGCTACTCCTTCGACAGCCGATGAGCAAAATTACGGAGGGATGTAGTTTGGATTACTCCAAAAGATTTATCTGACCAAAAGCAGAAATTTATATATCATGGAGAAAGAAATATATCGCAAATGGGATATAATTCTTGTAGCACACATTTGTTGCCAATCAATACTATATTGATGTCTAGCCGTGCACCAGTTGGACTATTGGCTATTACAAAAAAAGAACTATGCACCAATCAAGGCTTCAAGAACTTTGCCCCCAAGGAGGAAAGCATGGCTGCCTATATGTATTATTATCTGCAAACTCATATCAAACAGATTGAGCAATTGGGCACAGGTACAACATTCAAAGAGGTTTCTCGCGAAGATATTTTGAATTTCCCCATTTTTAAACCCTGCGATGAGGTTTTGAATTTATGGGAAGAGAAAGTGACAGCAATAAACGATAGGCAGCTGGAACTTCAAAAAGAGAACGAGAACTTAACTAAGCTACGAGACGATCTACTCCCTCTATTGATGAATGGTCAGATGTCAGTAAATTATGATTTATTGCACGATTGAGTGATAGTTTCTTCTCTATTTTTACTGAGTTGATTAGCAATTCTTTTTTGTCCTTCAATTAGATATGGTTCTATCTCTATACAAGATAGTGCTGTATTCAGTTGTAGATTTTTTAGACCCGATGTCTTCCCCTCAAAATTGAAGAATACACTGATATAAAACGAGAGCGGATAACCTGCAACATGGCTGTCCGATCCCGTTTCTTTATGTAATGACAATAACCTATCACCTGAGCGGCTTGCGATATAGATAGCCGCATCCGCAGACAGATGTACATCACACTGTCTGGCGGTTTGTTGCATAGTTTGTCCAGAGGACAGATACAAGTTTCAAAGTAATATTGCGTGAGTCATTACATGAGTTGTTAAAGCTCGGTTTGTCTATTGCCGAACTTTGCCGCAGAAACAAGAAAAACGGCTGTATATAAAAATGATAACGATTGAAAGTTCTGCATACACGGGAGTTTGCGAAACTACAAAGAGAGCAGATGTGCTAATAATCTGTAACGAGAATATCAGTAAGGTTTTCATGGTGAAGTTTTCCGAATCATGCCTGTGTCGCTCAGATGAAATCTTTGATTTTAGGACGACTGATTGGGGTTGTCGTCTCCTTAATTTAATCTCCATCATTAAAACATTGACTATATGGCAACAATAAAAGTGAAATTCCGTCCTTCGACTGTCGAAGACCGCGAAGGCTCCATCTATTACCAAGTTATCCATGAGAGAAAAGTGAGGCAACTTCTCTCCGAGTACCGTGTGTTTTCATACGAATGGGATGAGAACCATTCTATGGTGACGACCACACAGAAGAGTGACCGAAAGTCATATGTCCTCTCCATCCGGGAGCGCATCCGCTGGGATGTGGAACGGCTGACAAAAATACTCCGGAAGTTGGAAGCTGACGGCTTGGCTTACACCGCCGATAATGTCATTGATGAGTTCAACCGCTACGCAAACGAATACTCGCTGTTCAACTTTATGGAGGGCATTATCATCAAGCTCAAACAGACTGGAAAGGTGCGCACATCGGAAACATATACTGCCGCGCTCAACAGTTTCAAGAAGTTCCGCAAGAATGAGGACATCATGCTCGATTGCCTCACCTCCCCAATAATGGAGGCGTATGAGGCATGGCATCAAAGCCGGGGTGTAGCACCCAACACGATTTCCTTCTACATAAGAATCCTCCGGGCGGTGTATAACCGTGCAGTTGAGGATAATGCCGTAGAGAACCGCAACCCGTTCCGGCACGTTTATACCGGAGTGGACAAGACCGTGAAACGGGCATTACCGCTTCCGGTAATCAAGAAAATCAAGACATTGGATTTGTCACTGGCTCCGGTGTTGGATTATGCCCGCGACATGTTCATGATGAGTTTCATGCTCAGAGGCATGAGCTTTATCGACATGGCGTACTTGCGTAAATCCGACCTCGCAAACGGCTACGTCATCTACCGTCGCCGTAAGACCGGGCAACAACTCACGATTGAATGGACTAAAGAGATGCAGCTCATACTCGACAAATATCCAGAAAATGCCTCCAACTACCTCCTGCCCATCATCAGGAATCCCGGCACCAATGAGCGATGCGCCTACCGCAACGCTGGTTACAATATCAACCACAACCTGAAAAAGATAGCCCAAAAAGTTGGTGTCAGCATCCCTCTGACACTATACGTCGCCCGTCACAGCTGGGCGTCCGCCGCCAAAGCGAAAGGAATCCCCATAAGTGTAATCAGCGAGGGAATGGGACACGACTCAGAAACGACTACCCAAATATACCTTGCCTCACTTGATGCCTCTGTGGTGGACAAAGCAAACTCGCTAATCTTGAAAGCTCTTTAATACCAGCCTCAGTCTCCTGCGTTCGGAGATTGGGGCTTTTCGTTTAGCAAACATCCAAATCTCTTGCTAAGAGACACTTAACCGACTGCAAATGTAGCTAAATTTCTGCGATTTGCGTCAATAAATGCGTTTTTTCTATTTTGCAGATTCCAGCATCAAGTGCATTGTTTAGCACATATAGGTGTGGCAAACAATGTAAACAACAAAAATAGAACAATATATATTCCATCCAAATCTCTTAGCAAGAGAGACTTGAAAAACAATCAGAGGGCTACTTCTGAACTTATTACAACATACAAAAGAAAAATAATAAAACAATAATATGAACAAGATTAACTTTTTTAGAATTTTTGCCTGCATCGCATTTGTTGCGTTGGCAGGATTCAGTTGCTTTTGGACTGCCGAGTCGTTGTTCGTTTGGCAGCCTTCAATCACTATCTATGGAGCATGGTTTATCGCTATCGTATTCTTTATGATTGCATCCATTTGCTTCGGTAAGTTGCTAAAGACTCTTGATAAGAATGAGGATTTCTATGGGAAGTTATTTGGAAGAACGGGGGCATTGCTACTATCGCTTGTAGGTCTCGTAGTATTCTGGTTGGTCGTGAGCCTTCCTACCAATACTCATACCCTATTGTATCGTGCATCCATCAAGAATGCAATAACAGCTGACCTCAACAGAACGCAAGGTTATCTTCAAGGGCTAAAAGACAACAATGTCGAAATTAAAAAGATTGATCAAAAATACAAGAGTAAGAATGAAGCTGTAGATGCAATTATCATTAGATTGGTTGCTGAAATTGACAATCTAAGTGCTATCGGCATTGGACCTCGCTTTGAAACCATTCTCGTTGAACTTGATCGTATTTTATCGGTTGACGCTAATAACCCGGCAAAAATTCAGAGAGTCACAAATGTCGGTTCTTCCCGCACTCAATGGCTGGCTACTATTAACTACTATCAACAGCAAGCATATGATCAGCTCAAACTTTATCGCTCTACATGTGATAAAGAAATCAATGAAATTAAGAGTACAATGGGTTCAAAAGAGCTTGATAATCTGATAAAGAACAATAAAATCGCACTCTCTGACATTTATAAAATGAATGGAGTGAATAATGATATTATTCAAGCTGCAATTGGCGATTTGGTTAATAGCTACGCATATATTAAGGCAAATGCACAGTACATTAACTTCAAAGATGGTGACAAGAATCGCTATACGCGCGAAGGGGCTATGCCCGAAGCTAAAGAAATGCTTAGTGTCCCTGATGTATGGAAAGACTATCTCACAACAGACAAGTATGATGGGCATGGGTTCGTGTGGTGGATACTGATTGCACTCCTTGTCGATTTGGCAGGATTTATCTTCTATAATATTTCTTTCAATTCAAAAAACAATAACGCTCTATCATAAAATGGCAAACAAATTCGACAACCTCGTTGACCACTATGACTCTCAGAATCATAGTGGTTCGACAAATCCGCTAAACCCTGTCACACCTCAGGATGTGGAGAAAGAGACTTATACTGAAGAAGAGTTGCGAGATGTAAACGCAATCTCTGTAACTATCCCCGACCAAAACACACCTATCGTAGTATTCTTTGGTTCTCAGGCATCTGGAAAGACATTGGCATTGATGCGTATGATTAGATTCCTTGAATCACATGATTACCAAGTAATTCCAGAGGAGGTGTTCAGGCCGAAAACGGATCGACACTATGCGAGAATGTGTTCCGAACTGAAAAATATGGTATACAACAACTACACTCCTGGCGGTACCGATGTCATAAGTTTTATGCTTGTTAAGGTTCTTAATCCCGTGGGACAACCTGTTTGTCAAATTTTGGAAGCACCGGGAGAACATTACTTTGACGGTTCCCCGAATTTAAATTTCCCCACCTATATCAATGCTATAAGGACTTCTACTAATCGAAAGGTATGGGTGTTCTTTGTTGAACAAGGTTGGGGTGAAGACCAAGGGGAACGCAACCTATATGCACAAAAAATATGCAGTATGCAGGGACTTGTATCTCCGAATGACAAAGTCGTTTTTCTCTTCAATAAGGCTGATAGGCAGCGTGAGAGAGGTCAATACGACAAAACTGGGAAACCACGTAAGGAATTATTCTTCAATCAGATTAAGCGTGAATACCCTGGAATCTTCACGCGCTATCAAAACACGGGTTTAACGAAACTGCTATATGGAGAATACAATTTCAAGGCAACTTGTTTCTCCTCTGGCATCTTTAACAAGACCAATGACGGCAGAGAAGTATGGACTCTCGAATCAGACTGGTACTGTTCGGAGTTGTGGAATGCTATTAAATAATAATCTCATAAGAACCGATTGATGTTCAATACATATATATACGGCACACCTCTCGGATTTGATTTTTTCGAAGATGTAGCTTCTCTTAAAGAATATTTTAAGGGGTTCTACATCTCGTCGAGAAAAGGAAGGCGTCTAATGGTTAATAGGCGTGATGGCGGTGAGACCTTTTACAATTACCTAAGATATGGATTGGCTGAAAAAGGAGGTCGTCCTAATTCATTTTTTGGTATGTCCATCTCTATGGACAACAATGAGTACGCTTACGATTTTAAAGAAATATTCGATTGGTTCGATTATCTTTTTGATAAATTGGTTGAAAGAGGTTCACTTTTCCTCGTTAATGCTGGTAATATAATTCAATATAAGATTACCAAGTTTAAGGATAATATGGAAGAAGTTCAATGGTTAAAGAACAATATTCCAAATTTATTTACGAAGGCGCAAGGGGTAAAACTTCTTGAATATGATTCAACGTTCTCAGTCTCTTCATCAGGACAAATTCGTTGTTTCAATGATGAGACCTCAACAACGAAAATTCTCGATGCTTTTAAGAAGTGTCGATGGATTGCATTGTCTCCAACATTCAATCCAGAAGAAGAACCAATAGAAATTGATCCTTCAGATATTGAGTCACAATTAAACAAATACACACAGCAGTTAGTTCCGATAGCTATTTCTCCGAAAAAGGAGAGTCTAAATGTATTACATTCAATTAAATCTAACTGTATGGATACAATTGGATTAATACAAAAATATCTATCTGCCGAACATGACGATAGTGAACAGCGAAACTGTGCGCTTCTAATAGACAAGGCAAAGGAGATAGTAATTAATGCAAAAACAATTGCCACTAAAATCCAAGTTTCCGATCCATCCTTAAATTCGGAAGAGCTTAAAACGCATCTCAAAAGATGCAAGAGATGTGGTTGCGACTTATCTTTATCGAAAGATATAAGTTTAAACGCTCAATTCTGTAAGGATTGTGAAAATCAAATTGATCAATCCAAGAGAAAGAAATGTTCACAATGCGGAAAGATAAAAAATCAAACGGATTTCCGAGAAGGAAGTCAAATCTGTTACGATTGTAAACACCGTAAAAGTATTTTAGATTATATTGATCCCAAACGAATTGCCGTCGTCACGGTATTTGTTCTGATTGTAGGTCTTTCTATGTATCTAATTTTGAAAGAAGGGAAAACGGACAATCCATATGATAGGGGTGAAGAAAATATAGGATATGGTCAGCTACACACATCTACAGAAAATGAAAATATGGTCAATGCATCTCGTTTTGACACTTGTCTCATAAAATATGATTTTTTAGGAGCTTATAGAGAACTAGATGGGAAAGACAACTCCACAGATTATCTTCCTCGATTAAAATCTTCTGTTGAATCATACTTGTGGGACTTAATTGACAATCCTAACAATAAATCTGCCACCGAAAAAATTCAGAGTTTTTTTATTTTAAATCAAAGAATTATTGAGAAAGTAGGCGTGTATGACAACACTTGGCTTCAATATGCAAAGGCGTATGATAAGTTGATGACATTAATACAACAAAAATCATTAAACAATGAGCAAAAAGGAGAAGCCTATAAATTAATAGATTCCCTCCCTGATTATCCTGTTACAATAAAAGAAACTTTTAGAACTAGGATAGATAATATGGGAAATAATGTCAAAGTAATAGCAGGAGAAACAACAACAGCCTCCAAGGTTGCTACAGAACCATCAGAAACGGGATCAGATTATATTGAACTTATTGATTCTAAAGGTTCAAAAAAGATTACTAAACGCAAGGGTTTTGATTATCCAGATGGTGCTAGAATTACAATAAAATCGGATAAGGAACTTACCATCTCGAACTTGAATGAATTGAAGAAGGAAGATACTGATAATATCTCTCATGAGAAAGACAAGAAGACAATGACAATTGTGGTTAAAGCTAACATGCGAGTTATCGTATCAATCAGCGACAAAATACAAATTACCATTACAGGCAAATCGAAAAAATTCAAAAACGCATGATGAGAATACTTATTTCCACTTTGATAATAATATCAAGCATTTTCGTGGGATTTTCCCAAACTCACATAATACCATCTCGGTCTGAAGGTTTGTCACCTTCAGCACGAATGGATTCTTTAATGTCTGTGATTAACAACAGAAAAAAAGAGCTTGAGCATATTAAGAAAAAAAAGGTTAGAGCGGATTCATTAGCTATCTTAGTTGAGGATTATGTCCTACTTGTTGGAATGTGGCAAGACGAATATAAACAGGTGAAAAAGATGGCAGATAAATACAGAGCATTGGAATGCCTGTTGTCAGAAAGTGATTCCGTATTTAATATTGAATTGCCGAACATTGCTATTGTCCCACCTTCTTTAAGAAATCATTACAACTTGATTTCTCAAGTTGTTTCTATCCAAAAAGAGATTGAACGAGTTGAACAGGAGATTGCAGATAAAACAAAAGCATGCATAGCTATAAGTCAAGAGCCGATGGCAGTTATACCTAAACTAATTTCATCTGACGTGGATGCCATTTATACAAAGATTGCTAAATTAAAAGAAACTGGATTGCCGACCTTTAGTGCTGTTCAAAGAAAGTATTTTGATGATAATATTAGAGGCAGATATAATAATTTTGAAAGATATTTCACAAATGAATAAAACGATATTACTTACAATCTCACTTCTCGTGGGATTATTGATGACGGCATGTGGAGGTAATCAAAAAGCTTCAGAGAGATCCAGCGTATGGGATGACTCAGACAACGAAGAAGTCGAGTTGAGTACAGAAAAAGTATGCGTCCCATTTAAACGGACTTCAGGTGATTTGGCTGAGGTTCAAGTATCACTCAATGGAGTGCCTTTTAATATGTGGTGGGACACAGGTGCGTCAATGACTTGTATTTCTGCATTGGAACTTCAAAAACTTGCAAAGGAAGGTAAAATTGAACTTGATGATTATCAGGGCTCAATACTCACTAAAATCGCCGATGGTTCAACAACCGAAGCACTTGTGTTCAATATCAAGGAGATTTATATACCCGGTACAGATAATCAATATCTTGTATTACGAGATATTGATGCAGCCGTTTCTTCCAATGCCAATGCTCCTCTTTTAATTGGTCAGAACGTGATTCAGAATCTTCCCAAACATTCATTTGATGAGACCAAAGGTTTAATCATATTCGACAAGTAAAATCGTGAATTTCAACCTATATCTTTTCGGGAAAAACAAGGGGACGTATAATCAGTATCCTGACGATTATACGTCTTCAATTTTAGCATCACTTTGTTCTGATGTAACCAGTTCAAAGGCGATTATAGTGCGCAACCAAAATTTGATGCATTATATATATGCGGAGAATTTAGGAAATTCCAATGTAATTGGGGTATGCCTTATATTCAATAAAGCGTATATCAAGAACGTGAGTAAAATTTTCAATTATTTGCGTGAGTTGATTGAATCTACGTTATTGAAACAGGGGAAAATAATACGTTATAATAATCAAGGAGATATTGAGTTTGCGACAACTAATATAAGTGACGATGTAAAGTCGTTTGATTATGTAAAGACTCTTGTTAACTCAAAACTTGACTCTGATAACAATTATTTCGGTGTTACTGAACTTACAACGACATATAATGGACTCCATAATAGCGAGATCGTTGACGGCAATACAGCTAACTCTGAAATCATCAAACTTCAACAAAAGTTTAATAAAATCACCATCGACTACAAAAAAGGAATTGAGGAAGATTTAACGAAAAAGGTTATATCGGGACTTCAAATACAGATATACAATCTAAATACGAAAATTAACAATCAAAATCAGAAAATTTCAAAACTTGAAAAAGCAAAGAAACAATATAAGAAAGTGATGTTTCTATTTATCGTTCTTCTTTGTAGCTGTGGTGGATTGTATTTCCTGTACACCACATTAGATGAAACAGAAAAGAATCTCCAAAATACGACAGAGCGTTTGAATACAGCCACTGATTCAATCGGATCCCTTAATAATATACTTACACAGAAACAAAACACTATAATTTCATTGAAAAATGAAGTTAGAGAAGAACGACTTCAAAAAGAAGCGGCACAAAGCTCTTTGGAAAATATTCAATCCAACTGCCCTTTTATAATAACAGGAACATCCTGTAGCTTATCTTCAGGAGAGTATACGATTAGGTGTTTTTCTGAGAAATCTGGTACTCGCTCCTTCAAGGTTAAAGTTATTGAGGAAAAAACCGGACGTGTATACACTGAGAAATCTGTATCTGAATATATGGATTCTGGGACAAGATCAGTTACTCTATATTTCAATCGTAGTTTTAATACCTCAGATTGGTATACGTTCGAAATTTGGGTCGGCAATAAAATTGTAGGAGGGAGTAGACATTAACTTGTTTTAAGCTTTTAGGGGGAAATCTTATACAGGGCAACCGCATCAAAATGTAAGTACCTGATTATCAATCATAGTTTTGAGTACATTCTTTATCTTTGAGTATAATCTACGAAATGCAATCATTTGAAAATTAGCAACTTGTGTTTTCTCGAGATTTTTGATGCGGTTGCCCTGAATCTTATACGAGAGAACTTTCTGATAAGAGACGTATTGCCTTTTTATATGATTCTTGTAGATTAGGCAAAAACTTTCTGCTTTGGAGTCTTTTAAAATAATTGTGTATGGATGGTTACTTACTAGTTCTGCTGTGCTCCATTTATTTCTCTGTTTGTACAGATTCTGTGATAGGCAATATTCAATAGTATTCCTGCCGTATGGCAATGGACAGTGTGCTGCGCAATTTCAAGAATCTTTGTCCAGACGAGAGGATAGAATAGAATACGTGAGGTGCTTGCTGAAAAACAAGGAGACCCACATAAAAACATTGTGAAGGATCTTGACGAGCAGGCACCCTCAACGAAAAGATAGTCCGGCAAGTGCCAATTATTGCGATGAAAAGCATACAGGAAAAACAGCACGAACCCCACGATAAGCACCGTTCCAATCCTGCATCAAGTGATTTTCTCGCCTTTCACACTCTTTGTTCCCAGACAAGACAGGGCAAGCAACAAGACGGCAAAACAGTTTCGTATAGAGGATGGAACGGAATAGCCCCGCTGTGTGGTCAAAATTCATCAGGATGCGGTCCGCCATGCCGATGTCCAAGCCCCACATTCAGATTGCCTCGTAGCAATACCAATACACGTTCATTACCTCTAAAATGATACTCACGACACGCAGAAAATCCATGATTTTCGCCAGTGCCGTGACATAGTTTGAAATTGATTTTGATTGTTGAAACTTTGATTTATTGCTGTCCGCTAAACTTTAGAAGAGGGCAAAATAGGTTTTTCAATCCTAGTGAATAGGTTGTATTCCGTCTGATTTTGTTTGAGTAAGCCCCCTCTTCCTTCATACAGCACTGTTTTGTCGGACAGCCGACCTTGAGGAAGGATGAAAACCGTATAATCGCACACATTTCCTTCTCCAGTCTACTATTCAAAAAACTCTGGCGCAAACACAGGGCTGTATAACGTCCTTTTCACGCAGATTTTAGCGGACAGCCGATGATTTTTACTGAATTACAGGTATTTAGGAATTTATTTTGGAGGAAGAGAGCCTACATCCGTATATTACCTGAGCTTGAATGGGGCTACGAGTAAATCCAAAAGTTTTATCGGACAGCAATGACTTTGATTACACCCCCAAGCCCTTACAAACTTTTTCAGACACTACCCAGAAACAACGATTTTCTTTGATTTCAGTCGTTTTTCATCGAGGAATCAGTACCTTTGTATGCAAGAAGTAAGGGATTTTTGTAAAGTTGCAAAATCAAGAAGCGGGAAGCACCTCGCTCGTTTCTTATCCGTTCCCCTTAGCCGAGTAGACACATTGCTATCTGCTCAATATCAAATCATTAACTCCCTACCATCCGATTTTATGCGGAGATCTGCGATTTTCGTACAGCTAAGGACATCGGTATCGACCGACCCGAGAAAAATGAAATCCTACACAACATTCCACCAACACCTGAACAGGAGGATTTTATCAAGCGATTGATGGAGTTCGCCAAGACGGGCAATGCTACCGTCTTAGGGCGTGAGCCCCTAAGCGAACGTGAGGAAAAGGCGAAAATGCTTATCGCAACTGATTACGCAAGGAAGATGAGCTTAGATTTACGGATGATTGACCCTGCCTACGAAGACCACGTGGACAACAAGGCTTCGCACTGTGCCAAGATGCTCAACGACTACTATCAAAAGTACAATGCTCAGAAGGGAACGCAGTTCGTCTTTTCTGACCTCGGCACTTATAAGCCAGGCGATGACTTCAATGTGTATAGCGAAATCAAGCGGAAGCTCGTAGAGGACTACCGCATCCCCTCATCTGAAATTCGCTTCATCCAAGAGTGTAAGAACGAGAAAGCCAAGAAAGCAATGGTCGATGCGATGAACAAAGGCGATATTCGTATCATCTTCGGTTCTACCTCGATGCTTGGCACTGGGGTAAATGCCCAACAGCGTGCCGTGGCGATTCATCATCTCGATACACCCTGGCGACCATCAGACCTTGAGCAACGCAACGGACGAGCTGTACGTAAGGGCAACCTCATCGCCAAGGAGTTTGCTGACAACAAGGTCGATGTGATTATCTATGCTGTGGAGCGGTCGTTGGATAGCTATAAGTTCAACCTCCTGCACAATAAGCAGCTCTTCATCAATCAGCTCAAGACCAATACGCTAGGCTCTCGTACGATTGACGAGGGTTCTATGGATGAAGATAGCGGTATGAACTTCTCTGAATATGTAGCCGTACTATCGGGTAATACTGATCTCCTCGAGAAAGCCAAGCTCGACAAAAAGATTACAGCTCTTGAGTCAGAGCGTAAGTCCTTCCTCAAAGAGCGTGATGCCGCCAGTGGTAAACTGGCAGAGATGCAGCACTCGGTGGAGTATCATACAGGACGTGTTGAAGAAGCGAAAGCCGACCTCTCGACCTTTGAGAGCCGTGTACAGCGTGATGAGGAGGGTAACCCCATCAATAAACTTGTCCTCAAAGGCGTAGACGAGGGTGCCGACATCAAGGCGATGGCTGTACGCTTGCAGGAGATTGAGGAGAAAGCCCGCACCAATGGTGAGCATCACAAGATTGGAGAGATTTATGGTTTCTCAATTACGGTCAAGACCGAAAGCTCAAGCAAAGACCTGTTTCAGATGTCGGTCAATCGCTTTTTCGTCAAAGGTCAGGAGGGCATCTATTACACCTATAATAATGGTAAGCTCGCCAGCGACCCCAAACTAGCCTGTGCCAACTTCGTGAACGCTCTGGAGCGTATTCCTAAGGTCATAGAGTCGCATGAGAAAGAAGTTGCCAAGGCGAAGGCAGACATCGGTGTCTACACAGCGATTGCGGGCGGCTCTTGGAAGAAGGAGGACGAATTGCGTTCGCTCAAGACCCAAGCGGCTGAACTCGACCGCAAGATTGCCTTAGAACTGGCTCCGCCAGAACCTGAGAAGGAAGAAGTCAAGGAGGGCGAGAAGCAGGAACACAGTCAAGGTGGCGGACAAAACATGACCTCTCAAAGGGCAAAGCAAGAGCCAGCTCACACTTCGCCCCTCAACACGACAACGCCTCAGTCCCCTATGCACGCTCCAAAGAGCGAGCCAGAAGACCGAGGCATCATGAGTCGTGTTGTCATCTCTAAGCCCAAGTGGAGATAGAAATCCTATAGTTTGATTTACTGAAGTCGTATGGAATAAATACCTCAAATAAGTTTTGTAAATCAATATAATATCACTATCTTTGCACAAAATCAGAACGAGAGATTATGTGCAATATGAGTCGTTTGATAGAAAATACAAACACATACATTAATGAATATATCGGAGAGAAGGTCGTCTTCTCGCCGATTAACGAGTCTCTACGAAATAGAGTTCCTATTGCTATATCAGGAGAGTTTAATCTATACAGTGGCAGGATACTGAATTGTGATGTCGTCTTAGCTCTTATAGAGCAAGCAGACATCATTCCCCCAAAACAAATACAGAAAAAACTTCTAATACTAGAACAGAAACTTGGAAGTTTGGTAATTCTTGCGACCCAAGAGATAGCTTCATACAATGCTTTGCGACTTGCCAATCTTAGGATAAACTTTATTGTTCCCAATAAGCAAATGTTCCTGCCTTCCCTATTAGTCAATTTCAGAAAGGAGCAACAGATAGGAAGTGATCTAACAGAAACGATTCCTCCTACAGCTCAGGTTCTCTTACTTTATCATCTTCAAGTTGAGTCTGTTCAAGGATTAGATGCAAGAGCTTTGGCGAGTAAACTTGATGTTTCATATGCCTCTGCTAATCGTGCTATCCGTTGGCTATATGACAAAGAGCTAATCAAAGTGAGCCAAGGCAAGAGTAAATTGATTGAACTGCATCATACCCCAAGAGAATTGTGGGAGAAGGCTTTGCCTTTCTTAGAAAACCCAGTCGCAAAAATCGTTTACACAGATGATGTTATAGACACTTGGCAAAGTGGCATCAATGCCCTTTCTGAGTATACTATGATAAATCCCGAACCAAGAGCATGTTATGCCATAACAAAAGCAGCGTTAAAAACGCTCTCTACTCGTGTAAATGAGAAGTTCGGGAATAATATTGTTGAGATTTGGAAATACTCCCCACATCTACTTAGCAGTACAAACACTGTTGATAAGCTTTCTCTGTACCTTTCTCTTAGACAAACAGAAGACGAGAGAGTTCAAATAGAATTAGACAATTTACTTAACGCATTATGGTCAGAGGAATAGAAAAATTCAAAGAGTATTTTGAAGCTTTTGAGGGCAACTATGTCATTATTGGCGGAACTGCCTGCGAAATACACGAAGAGAACAATGCCATTGCTCCACGAGCCACCAAGGATATAGACATCATCTTGGTTGTCGAAGCTCTATCTCATGAATTTGTAGAACGTTTTTGGCAGTTTATAAAGGCAGGAAACTATGGTGAAAGAAATAAGGGAACTGATACTTCTGCTTCATCTCGCCATGAGTATTATCGATTTAAACAACCCGAGGAAGATAGTTTCCCTCATCAGATTGAGTTGTTCTCTAGAAGATTAGATGCCTTTAAGCTCCCAGAGGATGCCCATTTGACTCCTATCCCAACGACAGAGGATCTGTCTAGTCTCTCTGCAATACTTATGAGCGATGATTACTACAACTTCACCATAGAGCATAGCCAAAATGAAGATGGAGTACATATCGCAAACGTTGAGAGCTTGATTTGCTTAAAATGCAAAGCTTACACTGATATGATCGCTCGTAGAACACAGGGAGCTCGTATCGACAGTAAAGAGATAGCTAAGCACAAGAAAGATGTGTTCAGACTCTTGGCTATGTTAGCACCAGCAGATCGATTCGATGCCCCAGCAATGATACAAGAAGACTTGAGGCTATTCATTCAAATGGTGCATGAGGACCTTCCTAATGCCGACTTTATGAAGGCGACAGGTTTAGGTTCAATCTCAAGTGAGCAACTACTCCAACTGCTCAACAACTGCTTTTTAGACGAACAATGAAAATTCAATATGCTTCAGACCTACATTTAGAGTTTGCCGAAAACAGCAGCTTTCTAAAGCACAACCCTCTAATTCCGATGGGGGAAGTGCTTGTGCTTGTTGGGGATATAGGATATATTGGTGACGAGAACTATTCAAAGCACCCCTTCTGGGACTGGGTTTCTGATAACTTTGAGAGGTGTATTGTCATCCCAGGTAACCATGAGTTTTACAAGTTCTTTGATGTCTCTCAGTTATATAATGGTTGGGAACTATCCATACGATCCAATATCACCTGCTATTATAATAGTGTTATAGATTTGTCCCAAGAGATAGTACTCATTGGAACAACACTATGGGCTAATATAGAGCAGCATAACGCATACTTCACAGAAAGGGCTATAACGGATTTCAGACGAATAAAGAACAAGGAGAATAACCTTAGTTGGATAGACTTCAATACTCTTCATCAGCAATGTCTCGATTTTCTTCAAAAAAGTGTCGAACAACATTCATCTAAGAAAATCGTAGTAGCAACACATCATGTGCCATCGGTTGAATTGATGTCTCCTGAGTTTGAGGGCAGTTTTCTAAATGGAGCTTTTGTCGTGGAACTAAGTCGCTTTATACAGAATTCCCCCATTGATTATTGGATATATGGACATTCTCATAGAAACATAGAGAGAAGCATCGGTGCAGCAAAATGTCTAAGCAACCAACTGGGCTATGTTTTTCGTGATGAACACCTTGATTTTCGACCCGACAAACATTTTGTTATATAGCTTTTAGATGAGCTAATCTATAGCAAAACATACTCAAGTTGTTTATTACTAAAACTTGCAAATAGGGATATTTTCTGCCCCCATTTGCAAGTTTGGACAATTGAATTGAAGAATATGAATTTCTGATAACCTATTTATTACATCACTTAATCTAGTATTCTGTTGTTTTCTAGCATCTCATCTATCTCATCTCTCCTAAAGAGCAGTCGCCCATTGGCTTTGAGGTAGGGTATTTTACCCTCCCAAACCCAGTTGTAGATAGTCTTTTGCTCAACACGCAGAAGCTTTGCTACCTCAATGATGTCGAGATACTCGGGCTTCAGTGGTGGACGAACGGTCGTATCGAGTAGTTGGTCTTTGATAATAAGTAGCTCATCAAGCTTCTCCTCCATCGAAAGCATATGCTCAAAGAGGAGCTTATACCAGTCAGTTTGCTGATTTTCTGATTTGTGATCTTCTATGTACGACATCTCTCCCCCTTTTGATAGTTACCATTCGTGTCTTGCGTTAAGACGCCCTGCTCACGCATATAGGCAATATACTTCTTTGCTGTGCGGTCTTTGATTTCCATCTCTCGCATCAGCACCTCACAGAGTTCCTGGTACGAAAGCCGTGTGTTGAGCCTAAAGGCTTCTCGGATAACCGCTATTAACTCTTCTGTCTTGCGTTTATCCTTGTCCTCCTTAGACTTCTCCCCTCGGTAGACGTGCATCTCTAAGGCTTTATCCCAGCCGAAGAGCATCATCGGCACATCTAAAGGACTACCATCTCTCACCTTGAGAGCTTTGACCACCGAATACTCGGGGTTTTCGTCCTTTTCGATAGAGAGAATGCCTGCTGCCTTGCGTTGTAGCTCTGAACCGATATGCCCACGCAGTTTGATGCCGTTGGGTACAAAGTGCAGCACACAGATGATGCAAGTGTTGTAAATGCCTGCCAATCGATAAAGCTCATCGACAATCGCAATACTCTCGCTTTCGTCATTAGCCGAGCGAATCAAGTCGGCTATGCCATCGATCACCACGAGGTGAATACCCCCGTGGCGATGATGAAACAAATCCATACTCTCACGAATAAGTTTCAGTCGGTCTTTGCGTGAGAGCGAGGCTAAGTACAAAGAGTGATAAAACTCTGGCACGGCTGTGAGCGATGCTCGCCTAAGCGTCTTACCCAAATTTTTGCACAATTGAGCCTCTGACTGCTCTGTATCGTAATGCAAGATGGCTAAACCCTTGGGATTGGCGGTGATCTCCAACCCTAAGGTTTCTGTTGCGTCCATATGCTCTGCGAGTAAAGTACCAGAGAGGATAGCAGAGATGTAGTTACTCTTCCCCGTACCTTCGCCTCCAGTGATACAGAAGAGATTGTCTTGCGTGCCGAGTGGCACACCATTGACCGAAACGACCGCCTTAGAGGCATCAGGTGGGTTGTCATAGTCAATCTCGCAGGAGCGAAGCATCATCATCGTTTGACCATAAATATCGGCAAACATCTTAGTGAGCAAATCTCTAAAATCCTCGGCACTATATCCGAGAGCAAAATAATCAGAGATATCTTTCTCTGTCTTTGAGCCACTAAGAGGTAAACTAAGTTGAAGGACTTTGTAGTCCGAAAGTTGTTCGGCTTGCCTATTGGACTCACGTATCCCTGTTTCGTCGGCATCATATAATAAAATAATGTGTCGAAATCGAAGGCTTAGGCTCTCGATGATATTCGCAGGGATTTGAGCCGTTTCGCTATTGAAGCAGATGGCATGGAAGCCATGGGCAGACAACGAAAGGACATCTTTTTCGCCTCCCGTAATGAATAGCATATCGCCTTTTGTCGGGAGCTGCTCCATACCGAAGCAATAAGGGCTAGGCATTCGTCCGCCATAGAGGAAGCGAAGCTTAGCACTGTGAGGGCGATAGATCTTGACATAACCACTGCCTACATACGCAAAGATCGGTTCTGTCGGAGTGCTATTTAGTTCAAAGGGATTACCTTCGCCTGAAACGCTTTCATAGCGTTTCAAACATCTAACTCGAAACAGACGCAGCGTATCCTCAAAGATGCCATAGTGTGACCAGTAGTTAAGCAGATTATCATCGAAGGGCTGTATCTCAAAATCATAAGGTCGCTCCTCAGACTTGTGAGTACAGACCACCCGTTGAGGGGCATGCTTAGAGCTTGGAACTGCCTGCGTGCTTCTTGGACTTTCACCCTTACAAAGGGAATACAAGCCCAAGCTTTGCACAATAGCCTCCATCACTTCAGGGAAACTACTCTTTACATTTAAGCCCAATAGGGTCGCTACAAACCAAAAGCAATCCCCACAATAAGTGGGGTTGCCATGGTCGTAGAACTTATACACAGACGTCTTCCTGTCATAGTAGATATGACAAGAAGCACGCTTATCATCATAGAATGGGCTTCGAAAATTGCGGTGCAAGTTTATTTCAAAACCCAGGTAGTGTGAAAACACATTCAAACCTCCCTGCGTAAGGGAAAGGATTTCATTTTTGTCAATCATAGTTCTTAAGTCTTGGGATGAATACAAGAATTGATGATGAGATTGTCCTTAAATCGGTTCATCCGACCGATTAGGTCTCCATTTCGCACACCAGACACACGCAGGCGATTGCATTTTAGGGCGATGAGGATTGACTTGAAGGAATACCTCACCTCTCCACTCTCGGTATAGCGATACCGAATCTGATTTCTTTTTCGCCAGCGATACAGTGTTGAGTCTGAAATCATCAATGTCTCAACAAGATCTTGGGTAGACATCTCTAGTTCGTCGTCGATGTCTTGCAATAAGTGGCTTGTACGCTCCACATATTGCTCAATACGATTGAGCCGGTCTATCAACTCTTGATAGGCTTGACTTTCCATAGCGATTAGATCCATTTGCGTAAACGTTTAGATTCGATTGTTACGTCTACTCCGAAGTCGCCTACGACCTTCATGATAGCATCGTAAGCCTCCTTGGAATATACTTCAAGTTTGATTTCAGCAATAGGGCGAGGCTCTTCAATCTCTTCACTTGCAAGAATTGCATAGGCGATACTAGACGAAAAGCCTAGAAATTCAACATATCGTTCGAGACGAGCAATAGATGGTTGCACCTCGCCTTTTTCCCAGCGAGACACACTACTTGATGAAACTCCTAGTTTTTCAGCTACATACTCTTGTGTGTAGTTGAGTTTGAGTCTTCCTTGTTTGAGAAACTCTGATAACTTGCTCATAATGGTAAAGTTATTACGACATCTTAGCAAGAGCAACCCACTACATGCAAGTTTTTCCACCTAATGCAAATCGTCTTGCATCAGATGCAAATTGATATTAGTAGTGGATGCAACAGGTTTCGTATAAAATAATGTAATACATGCTTTCTTGACACTATTTTTCATCGAAAATTTTGAAACAGAGCAGTATATAATAACAACTAAGGAGTTTTAGAACGATAAATCGGAATAATCCAATAAAACAAAGCTTCTTTGTCTTTGAGAATGTTTGATGCTCGAAATTCTATCGGCATCCCAACAAGAGCGTGAACTCCTCAGCTTTGCAAATCACCAAAAAAACAACTACACACAAAGGACTCCAGTGCACGGTGCAAGACCCTTTATATATAAGGTCTTGCACCGTGCACTGGCGAGTGTAGCAGTAAAAAGTATAAATAATTAAGAAGCAAAGGGTTGGAGGTACGTCCATTTTTATATACCTTTGTACCCAGAAAAATGATGCTTGAAAGAGTTCATTAGGCTGTCAAAGTGGTAGTCAACAAGCAGTCAAATTACTGCTACATAAATGCTACACAAGGAGAATAGCCCAATTAGTAGATAATTGATATACAACGATTTGAGGGGTGTTTGTTCACAAACCCTCTCTCTCCGCCAGAAGGTTTCGAAAGGGTTTCACAACCCCATTCAAAATAGCCTTCAAAATATAGATAATCGTTGTAAAATCAAGGTTTTACAACGATTTTTCTTTGTATATCCCCTACAATCTGACGGCTTAACCCTATGTTTTAATAGTCATCTTTCGGTCATATACTGCTACACAAATTTTGTAGCAGTAAAAAATGTAGCAGTGACCAATGTTGTCCTAAACATTTTGTAGATTATAAGAAAAAGGAAGCAGAGCTAAGGAAGAAAATGTTACCTTAGTAAAGAGTGCCCAACTCCTCCACTTCCTTTATGACAAATATAACACTCTTTGCGCAAGCCATCGGTAAACTACCGAAAGAANAACTCCTCCACTTCCTTTATGACAAATATAACACTCTTTGCGCAAGCCATCGGTAAACTACCGAAAGAAAAGATTAGAAAAATTATTCGCGAGTCAGGGACAGACAAACATTGCAAGGGTTACGATACTTGGAGTCAGTTTGTTAGTATGATGTTCAGCCAATTCTCAAACTGCGACTCTGTGAGAGACATTTCTAATGGTCTAAACTCAGCCAACGGCAATCTCAACCACTTAGGAATAGCTCGTGCACCTTCTAAATCTACTATCGCTTACCGGAACGCCCACAGAAATAGTGAGGTGTTCAGAGATATCTACTATGCCACTTTTCAACATTTTGGACAGCAGGACTTGTGGCAACGTCGCAAATTCCGCTTTAAGGCTCCCATAAAACTGCTTGATTCCTCAATGGTGAGCTTGACGCTGTCCCTTTATGATTGGGCACACTACACCACAACAAAGGGTGCCATTAAGATGCATACATTGCTCGATTATGACACTCTTCTACCTGAATTCGTGACCATTGGCACAGGAAAATGTACAGACGACAAAGCCTCTTTTGACATTCCAATAGCACCTCATTCAGTAGTAGTGGCGGATAGGGGCTACTGTAATTTCAAACTGTTGAATGATTGGGACAGCAAGCATGTACTTTTTGTAGTCCGCCATAAGGACAACCTCCTTTATGAGTCCATCCGAGAACTCGACTTACCACAACACGCAGCTCAAAATGTACTAATAGATGAATTTATTGAACTCAAGGGTGCCAAGACGAGTTTGAAATACCCGAAAAGACTTCGACGCATTGCAATATGGAATGAGGAGCAAGAGTTTACACTTCAATTGCTCACTAACAATATGCAATTAGCTGCATCAACCGTTGCAGAGCTCTACAAGTCGAGGTGGCAAATCGAAATTTTCTTCCGTAATCTCAAACAATTACTACGTATAAAGAGCTTTATTGGGACTTCTCGCAATGCTGTGGAGACGCAGATATGGACTGCCCTAACAACAATGTTGCTACTCTGTTGGTTAAAGCATANCGTTAAGGCTGAACACTTTTACCAAAATTGA